GCCTTCTTCATTCTCTTCATATTCACGCACAAACTCATCATACTTTTCACGTAACTTATCTAGCTCTTTACCATTATTGATGATAAATTCTTTTTTTGCCTTATCAATTTCGATTCCAGACATTACATCTAATTGACATATATCATAATACAATTCTTTTATGTCGTTGTAAGTTGCTCCATGGTACATCTTGTCCCAAAGCAAAGAATTTAACTCTTGCGACAGATTGACAATTTCACCAATTTTATTTACAGATGTTTTAATATCAAGATCTGCTTGTTGTTCAGGCGTATAATATCTTTTAACTTTTGTTGAGCTTACAAACGATGTTGGAGTTTTGAATAAGTGGTAATTTCTTTTAGCTGCACGAATGAGTTTTTCATTATCTGTCAACATTACTGTATCACTGTCAAAGTCAGCACCCGATAGTCTCTGTAATACATTTTCTCCGATAGAATTAATACACACAATCTCATTTGTAAGATTAAGATAACAATCTATCAATTTATTCTCCGTATTATATGGAAGCCAAATGTTTCCGATTGTAACATGAGGTGAACGACTAGCAAGAAGAGTTTTATTATATTCAAAGCGTGTACTATGTATATTACCAATTCCAATCTGACTTTTTCCTTCAAACTTACCAATTGATTGCTGCAACATCTCTATTGGATTACCAAGAAGAGTAGAGTAATTGCCATTTACATAAATATGTCCATTTTTAAGATTCTTGTAATATGATGCCAATAAATCGTGTAAAAAGTCTTGATAATATTTTGTCTTGGTGAAATTATCATTCACACACATTAAGTTATAAACTACATCATTCTTGCTACTCATAGGCTTATCCATAGGTGACATTTCATCAATATCAGGATATTTAATGTAATAGCGTACAACTTCTGGTCTATCTCTAAGCATTTGTGCAAAGTCGAGCGATTCCTGCAAAAATTCCCTTACTTCATCTTTTGACATCTGAAGAGTATTGAGTAATTGATAATGAGTCTGTACTAAACGACCACCAAAGAAGTGAGTTTTTTTATCATGCTTTACAACACCAAAATCAGGATATAAATGGTCAAGCCATTCATCCCATGTACTAAATTTCAAATATTTAATACTGTTAGGTGTAGTAATTAACTTTACATCTTCAATGCACGTAGCTCTTGTTTTACCGTTGAGCTGAGATACATCTGTTATATTATTATCTTTGAACCATTGTTGGATATTGCAGTTGAAACAACAAGACTTGAACATTAGATTTCTAAGTAGAAGCATACCATATTCTGAATAATCACCAAATAGAGATATATCCATAAGAGACTGACCATCCCAAATTGTATTTGTGATTTTACAATTCTTTTCAGTGGTTTTAAGCCATCCGTCTTCATCATGAGTCTCGATTACATCCTCGTTAAACACACTATCATAATCATCAATTAAAAGAATATTTTCTGGTTTAATTTGAATGGTATCAATAATGCTGCTTGATGGGAGAGCAATATATCCCTCATATGCTGCTAAATCAATTGGATCACCTTGATTGTATTTAAGACCACCTGAACTGAACTTTAAAATTGATTCATATAAATCTTCTCTGATAAAAAGACATTTACCAACTCTTGCTGAACCAGTAGAACGTTTCATACGACAATATTTAATACCATTACATATAAATCCATCTTTATACAACTCAGTTCTAAGTTCTGCATTTGTCTTTATAGTCTTAGGTTCACCCTTTTTGTGGTACTGAGTTTGAATCTCTTTAATAATAGATTTATCCTTTTTATCATAAATATTTACTTGCTTTTTAACAAATGGTTTTGGTACATCAATCGGATTTTCGATTTTTTCATTCGTCTTAATCCCAACGATTTCACCTTTGCTATTTTTGGCAATACCATCTTCGAATAATAATTCTCTATAGTCATATCCAAGTCTAACAAAAGTGTTTTTATTCATCTGATTCCATGCTTTAACAGAATACTTGAATGTGAGATTAATTACATTCACAGAGTAGTCGTGTTTTTTAATTCTAAATGAAAAATCATGTTTTCTGAATTTTTTATAGTAAATATCTTTTAATTCTATAAGATCCAAACTGTAATCAAGTGTATTGATAAATTTTCGTAAATTATACTGTCCATCTTTGAGTTTTAAATTATATCCTTCTGGATTTTCCTCAATGTAATGTGCTGATAAATAAATATCCTTTGCATCAATAGATGGTATGTAAACTCCTGTATTGTTTGTCATATTAACGTTCCTCCATAATTCTAATATCTGAATAAAAAATTGGCATATCTTTATCACATCCCTTTATGCCCAATTCATACAAACGATTCATTTCTTTTGTGATAACATTTTTAATTTCAAAATCCTTCTTATCACCTATATAAGGTTTTATATTACTTCTCCAATAATCCAATAATGATAAAGTAATTGAACAGTAATGCCCAGAATTGTTTATATAAAAATCCATATTCCATGCTTTATTATTGCAATTATTAATTTGACTTTTTAATTCTTCTAATTGTGGCTTTAATTGAAGTTCTATATATTCTTCAATCTTTTTATTTAACAATTCTCTTTCTTTTAGTTCTTTTCTATAAGGAATTGTATATTGGTTATAATATTTTTCCATAATTGGATGAAAATAATCATATACATCTGTTTCTGTTATATTTTCTCTTATATAAAAAACCGTGCTTTTAAAATATATCCACTTTTTCTCCCTATATAAACGAGTATGATCATATTCATTGCAACTACTATATCCAAACTCCTTATTTAATTTTCTTATCACTGAACTAATATGTTGTAAACGAGCGGTCTCAATATCTTGATTATCAGTATAATTATTCTCTAATTCATATTTTAATGATGCATGTTTTCCTCGCATCCTTTTACATATAAAACGTTGATCTTCTGAATCCATCTGCTTAAATGCTTCAATTAAAACATCAATTTTAGAATTTCCAGAATAAAAATCTTGAAGTTTTCTCCAAAACCAGTCCAATCGTTCCCATTGAATTTTATATCTAATAAGATCCTTTCGCTTCCAATAAATTTTTCTTTCTGTAATTAAATCATCATAATCTTGCCTTGTATAATGTTTAATATAACATTCACCAGTAGAAGAGGAGTAAATGATATCAAATTCTGGAATCTCTGCTGTTGTTGCTTTTATTAGCTGCTCATTTACGTCTAATTCCAAAACATCGCATCCAAGTTCGTCCCATTTTTCAATATAGTCATCAGTTTTCTTGTTTGTATCTGCTATTTCAATATAAAAGCTTTTCCCTTCTGTGGTTTCTACAGTAATATCAGGGCGGTAGTCACCAAATTTAGTATGAAACGTCTTTTCAATTTCTGAGTTAACAACTTCATATATAATTTCTCCAACTTTAAATTTACTTCCTTGCTCAAGTAACCATGTTTTATAAGCAAAATGGATTCTACTTTCTTGTGAACACATTCCATCAATATGATGAAAACATCTTTGCTTTTTGTATGCTTTATTTGGATCTTGTCCATTCCAAAGTTTGACTCTTCCTAAACAAATAGGACAATAAAGTACGTCACTGCCACTTACATTGTAAACATTCTTCCAATCGGCATATTCACTTTTAGAATCCAATGCGTACATTAACTCTGGTTCATAATTGACCATATAAATCCTCCTTTAATAAAATTTTATTTACACTTATATATTCTCCAAATGAAATTTCTATTTACTCCTAATTCCAATTCATTTCTTCAACCTTGAAGTCTAACCAATTTATCAGCCAATCTATATTAGGAATGCAATCCCTATGTATATATTCTCCGTTTTGATTATCTAAATAATATTCTCCTTGATAAATACCTTCACTACAATAACAGCAATAGTGTTTCGCTTTTGGAGGAATATAATTTGGGCATCTATAGTCATGTGTTCCAACTTGTCCACAGAACTCACATCTTATCATCTGCAAGCCCTCTAAACTTATTCCAATTCTTCTTCATTTCTTTTTTATTTCGCATATCAAATTTCCAATCAGCTATAATTCTGTTTGCAATATTACGAGTTCCCTCATAATCGGTGCAAAAATCTGATGCACAAATATTTCCCCCATATGTATTTGCATATTTATGGTTCTTTGATGTAATTGTTACGATTCTGTTCATTAATTAATTCTCCTTTTCGTTTAAATAATATTTTCTTCATAGCAATCAGCTCCTTTGAGTGCTGCGTTAATGGTTACATTTATTTATTCTCTTATTAGATTTCAATCTTGATAAAATTTTTTACTTATATGTTTCATATTGCGAAGATATATAATTCCATTTTCTAATTCTTTTTTTGGATCATATTCGTCTTTTGAACAAATGTTAAAATGTTTATTTTCATATATGATCTTATAAGGAATAACATAAATAATATCATCACTATGCCATTGTCCATCAGAGTCTTGGTAGCTTGGCATTCTATGAGTTTTAATAAGTCCCATCTGCTCTAATATTTCTGTTGCCTTAGAAATCATTTTTGGTTTTATTCCTATAAAATGGGACATTATCTCGAATTGAGAATGAAAAATTTCGGGCTTGGATTTTTTCGTTTTTTCTGAATGACCTGAAATAGACGTAAATCTGATCCATGTAAAAGCTTTTATATATGAGAAAACTAATAATAAAATACTTTTTGTTAGTGGTTTATATGGTGAATTATATTTCATAATAGTTTCATATTCAAAATCATATATAATAGCGAAATCTGTATTTGGCTCAATCTTATCTATATTGAGTAGAGACGACTGCAAAGTATTTTGTGTATATTTATCTTGATCAAAATCAATAATATATCCATTAGAAAACATCCATCGCATAGAAGATAAAAACTTATCATATATTGATTCTCTGTTTTTGTGCCTATTCCAATTTGATTTATACCCACACCATTGAATCATATGAATAGGAGAGTAGTTCACCATATTTTCCCATGTTCTATTATAATTAAGATAAAATAATGTAGATATTCTATGTTCGGGAACATTTGGCTGCAATATTATGTCTTTTGAAACTTTTACAATATGATTTGGGATTCGTATGTAAACTTTTGGAATATTAGTGGGCGATTTATTATTTTGCGTATTATCACATCCTTTCATTTTATATATTTTCCTCTGTGTTAACAAACTTGACCATTTTTAAAGTATGTCACATCAGAGTGTGACATATATTGCACCAAAACACCCAAAGTATGTCACACTACAGTGTGCCAAATCAGCGTTCCTTTTATAAATAAAGACTATATATATATTAAATAAAGACTACTATGCGTAATTATTTTTCGCTTATGCTTCAAAATAATTACTCTTTGGGTTTTGTTTTGATTGTTGTTGGTTTGAGAGCATTAATTTTGGGTACATATATAGTGTATTTATATGTTTATTCTTATTTCTGACAGTAGATAACTAACTCATCAATTATCTTCTGAATATCTTTCTTATTAAAATTACTTTCAATCATTTTGGCATAAGATTTGATTAGACTCTTTTTCTTTGGTGTGTTAGTAAAATTATTTTTCTTGTTTATTGGTTCACCTGGAACAGGGTTTGGTATAGCCATGATTTTGTTTCCTCCTTTATAATTTATTTGATATATTATTCTCTTTTATTACTTTCTTTATGTTTTAAATATTTTAGTATTTCATTTTCTTGTATCTAGTTTATAGAATTCTTTCTGTAAAATGGAGTGGCAGTATAGTTTTTTATGCCCCATCTGTGGACTATATTGATGATTTTGAGGGTAAATTTTAATTCTAATCCCTTTAGTGATAACTTGTTAGAGGTAAGAGATTAAAGTGGCTTATTTTTCTCTCAGCTTTGATTTAAATTTATGATTGGTTATAAGGTATTTGCTAATTAGTCAAATATATTCTGACTTAATGATTCAGTTTTCAGATTTAATCTTTCTAATATAGAATCAACAGTGAGAGTGTATGAATTACGAATATCCTTATAATAGTTAATTACGTCTAAGTCATACGGTTTTGTTTCTGAACTGTTCTCTAACATATAATCTCTTATGTAGTCAGATAACTCTATATCATATGTGTCTTGCATTTCGTTTATTGTTATATGTAATGTGTCTGATAGAGTTACTTCTTGATTTGAATGTTCATTTGTATAATCAGTAAGAAGTCTGAGCTTATTGAATGTATTGGTTTTCCAACGTGAATGTATTTTGGTTGATAATGACTTCTTCTGAGACTGTCCTTTTAGAATGTTTATATCTTGCTACATTTGTGTCATTGACTGTGTGAGAGTGGTAATAGCGTCTGTAAGTGGAGTTATGTTTATTTGTGGTGTTAATTCATTATGCCTATATGCTTCAATTACATCCCATACCCAATCCATGAATAAGTTAGCTTTCGGCTGTCTTGACCAACGGCATATTTCCATGATTCCACGTTCTGTATAATAAACACGCTCTTGTTCTTCACTTTTAGTTAGATCACCCAAATCTGGGTGCTACCCTTAATTCTCATAGATAAATGGCTCTAGTCTGTCTTGATGTTTTAAATAAATTTTCTGAATTGCTTTAATAGGATCAGCATATTCTAACGCCTGTTCAATCTGTTCTCTTGTTAATAGAATGTCATCATTCATATTTCTGTAAAAGTTACAGGATAAGTCTCCAAATGTTTCTGTTTTGATTAGTTTTAAGTTACTCATATATTTATTTTCTTTCTTCGTTTTAATTTATTAGTTACTAATATACTATTCTCTCTTTGAAATGAATTAAGCAAAATAAAAAAGCAGACGAGAAATCATCTGCTTAATTAATAATATATTATTATTCTTTATATTTTTTACATGTATCAATATAAGATCTTAACTTATCTATGAAATCTGATATATCAACAAAATAGTTTGGATATGCTAATTTTAATGCCTCAAACGATGAAGCTGATACTAATACAACATTATTGTTTGTTTTCTGTTCAATTTGATTATATGCTTTCGTTGCAGCTTCTATTTTTGATGCTGTAAAATGTCGTATACTTACCGTCTTTTTATCATAATTTAAGATTAAAATATAATATAAATTTTTTGAACTTAATGTATATTTGTCTGTATGATCAATGCTTACATTTATTGCACTTAAAGTTGAAAGAATATTATGTTTCTTATCTAAAGATTCTATTTCCATAATTAACTCGTCTATCCATTCAGAAGTATTTGGACATACTGGCATATCTTCTTGAATCGCAAATACTGAAGATACAAGAGTAAAAAATCTTAAAATATCTTTATTGCCTTGACTGGCTTTTAGATTACTTTTAGTATATATACCCATCATTTCAACAGCCGTTGCCCAAATATGTTGCAACTTTGTACGAAATTGAATTTCTATAAGCATATTTTGATTATATGTATCTTTTGTATCACTATGATATTTGTACACCATATGATACGATCTATATCCTGAAACTTTTGGACTTTGAATATAATCGTATTCTTTTTTGAGTATATGACGGACTCTTGATTTTTTATATTTATCAATTGCTTTATATACTTCATCAATAGAGTTTACAATTACTCGACATCCACCCAAATCTTGCATTCTATACAATTGCATAGTATGAACATGATTTCGTTCTAACTTATCTGTTATTGATTCTAAACGTTTTAAGCGTTGGACTACAATTGCGTTTGGGTTGTTTCTGCGAAGATGACTACATATAATTTGTAATGGGTACGCATGTGAAGCTCGCCAATTATTAACTATTTTTAATGCTTTTTCTCGCTCTTTAGGAGTTGAATTTGAATCTGAAATAATTTTTCCTGCTTTATTTATTTGATTTCCACTATATAATGGTATTTCCCATTTTTCTTTTGTGTTCTTATCCATAGATTCTATATCCTTTAATATATTTTCTATAATTATATCATACTCATTTTGATTGTACATATATATTGAATTCCTTTCTTAAAATTGATTTTTGTTTATATTATTATTCTCTACTGAAGAATAAAACTTACATTATTTTTTTAATTAGTAAAGTGTGATATAGCAATGATTTTTGTATGGTTTTTATGTACCCCCTATGTATGGGAGTAAATTAAAGAAAATGAGGATGATTTTCGATTTTAGGTTGTTAGGTATGCAATTTATCATTGAAGTGGTTTGGATTGAAATTTGAGTTGAATTCGTGCAATTTAATCTAAGGATTGGGGTGTTGGGATTGGTTGAGTGAGTGATTGATGATGATGTAAGAAATGAGATATGAGACTTTTATATTTTTGAACTAGATGTGGTCTGAGAATTTATGCCACAATTACTGGATAGTTTTCGTGAAAATTGGTTATCGGTGAAAATGCTTATAAATAAGGAAGAAAGCTGCGTTAAGGGTGTGATTTTTTGTGTAGTGGAATTTTGAAAATTGGGGTGTGAAGTGGGTGAAATGGTTGGAAAATAAGGGTTTTTACGATATGGGGTGCGATATGGGGTTGGGATGCGGAGATTTGGGATTTTGGTTGATTTTCTTGGAGATTTTGGAAATTAGATTTTTGAGTTAGTGGGTGGAAGAATCTGCTATATGAATTCCAGAAAAGACAAGCTACCGTTCTGGTTTTTAGTACCCCCAGATCCTTGAAACATACCATAATAGTACAATATTAGAGTATGTTTTTATTAGAACGTTTGTTCGATATAATCAGATCTGAACAACTAGAGCAGAATATACTAGAACGTATGTTTGGATATGATTTTATCGAATTTTTTGAAATTTATTATTGACAACTCAAAAACTATATGATAGTATAGCTATATCAGAAAAACAACTACACTTTTTCAGTCCAAAAAGATTTTTCAAAAATATTTCAAAAAGTAGTTGACAAGAAAACTATACTATGATATAGTTAATACAAGTTAAGAGATACGGACACGACAAGTGTTAAACTTCTTTGTAAGCAATCCAAAATCTTGAAACTTACTTTACCAGAAGGGTAGGTGGATACTATGGTAAAGGGTTATTATGTAGCTAATGGCTACATGGGCTATGTTTCCGCAACAAATAGTTATATATTATTTGCTACGGAACAAGATTACCTTGAATACATAGCCTAAAGACTAACCGTGTTAGGTTGTCACTCAACAAGTCAATTCTAACACGGTTCGTTAAAAAAATCCACAAAAAGTTTGCACATCTTTAAAAGTGCCTTTGCGGATAGGTGGCAAGTGTTACGGCATAAACCACATCATGAAACAAGTTACGGCTTGCGGATAACTATTTGCATTGCAAAAAGCGGGAAAAAATACTCTAACCAAAGTTCCCGATTGCTTTGGAATTAAATACTTGTTTATCTGGCATGGTAACAAGATAGTTTGCTCTAGCTAGAAGTAGGGTTGACGTAGTGATAAAGTCATTGCGTTAGGTTAGCTATAAAAGTTACGCATTTAGCGAACATAACTAGCCTTTGACGGTTGAGAACTCCGTATAGTTGAGTTTGTCTTTTCTCAATTATCTTGTACGAATCGAATGAGGATACAAGCAAGAAGTGCGTTTCTAAGGCTGAAAAGCTTTCTAGCACAATAAAATAAGAAAGATTCATAAAAGATTCTATGTTATACATAGTTAGAAGGTACAAATAACTTAGATGCGGTTCGATGCAATAGCTCTGGATATGCATTGATGACTAAGGGTTTCAGATAGAAAAAATGTCCCGAACAGACGCCAGAAGCAAGCGATGTTTGTACCTTTTATAGTGTGTATAACACACTGATAACAACGTACACAATAAAAATATATAGCACCGATTGCGTCAAGTCGGAGAAAAGAGGATATTATGAGTAAAACAACAACTAACACAACAGTAGCAACAAACAACGCTAAGGTTGACTTTTTCCAGTCAGCACGGACACTTTCAACACGGACTTCAGAATTCTTCCGTTGCATCATCAAAAAAGCCGAACTGAATACAATCTATGGTTCAAAAATTGATGCTAATAATAACAGTATTGTAGCCATTGATGATATGCTCGAAAAAGGTTCAGGGAATCTTGACATTACAGTTGATGACCTCAACCGTATGCGTGCTAACTATGTGACCATCAATGAGGGCTTAAAGACTGAATGGGATAAACTGCTCAAAGAGCAGGCTTCTTTCGAGTATAACGAGTATGACAAAAAATTCCGTAAAACTATGAAAGATGCTACATGCTTAGAAGATGTCAAAACAGCAGTAGAAAACTTCTACAAAGCATATAAACTTGATGTAACAAATACAACTTTTGAGACTGCTGTCCTTGAATCAATCGGCAAGAAAGTTGATACTAAAACCGTTGTAAAGTCTAACGGTACAAAAGCCCTCAAATATGATGTGACAAATGCACTTAAAAACCTTTATGGTGTAGGCTTTGAATGGATGGTAGAAGCAGGAACTATCAAACCGACTGACATTCCAAGTGTATTGACTGATAAATACACAAAGAAATCTAAGAAAAACAATAAGTAATTGCAAACACAAAAATGTATAGTTAGAGAGGGCAAGGCTAGGACTTTGCCCTTTTTATAGTGTACATTTTTAAATTCAAGGAGGATAAAAATCATGGGAAAAGACAGAAGTATGGCAATTAAACACGCAAAAGCGAAAAAGGAAGCTATGAAAGAAGTTATGAACAATCAAAATGATTTTGCTCAGACTTCATGGGGACTTACTGACAATATGCGTAAATGGTTCAAGGCAAAACCATATGCTTTGACATACGGAAAATAACTTTACTTTGCATAAAAACTATGCTAAAATGTAGTCACTGTAAACGGAGGTGAAATGCGTGATAATATATAATAAACTAGGTGACTACTTAAAGTCAAAAGATATGAAATATATTGACTTGCAAAGGGAACTTCAATTAAGTCCATCTATGACTGCGAAGTTTACAAAAAACAGAACTATGTCCACAGATACCATAAACAAAGTCTGCGAATATCTGCAAGTCCAACCATCTGAAATCATGGAATGGATACCAGACGCAGAGTATAATAAGGCAAACGAACAAATTGCCAATATTGACGCTCAAATTGCCGAGCTAATGGCAAAGAAAAAGGAACTGCAAAAATAACATAACCACACACCACAAAGCACCCACGTAGGCAAACTACTAGGTGCTATTTTATTGCTTGACAAAAATATGCATTTAAGTTATATTGTATGCAGAAAGGAGACAACGCAATGTACAATATTAACTTTTACAAAGATGAAAAGGGAAATGAGCCTGTAAAGGAATACATTATTTCTCTGAAGGCAAAGAACACAAAAGATAGCTTGATAAAATTGCAGAAAATTCAAGACTATTTGAACGTTCTAAAGGCAAACGGAACTAGAGCAGGATTGCCATATGTAAGGCACTTAGATGGAACTGCGACCGTTAAAAGACAGAATATTATTCTTCGGTTATGATGGTAATAATATAATATTATTATCACACTTTAGAAAAATGACGCAGAAAACGCCACCAAGAGAAATTAAAAAAGCGAATAAGCTTATGAAAGATTATATAGAAAGGAGTAAGGATAATGAGTAAAGCGAAAATAAATCCCAGGGGTTCTTCCTGGGATGAACTTGAGAAACAGTTGTTCAGTCCACAAGAGATTGCAGAAAGTGAAGCTAGAGTTGCAATTATCAACGAAATGATAAATGCAAGGGAAGAAAATGGAATCACACAAAAACAACTTGAAGTAATGAGTGGAATTAAGCAGCCTGTTATTTCAAGAATGGAAAAGGGAATGACTGATCCACAGTTATCCACGGTTTTAAAGATTTTAAATTCATTAGGAAAAACAATTAAAATTGTACCTATGAAATAAAAAAAGAAAATACATTGCGTAAAAATAAAATGAATAAATTACGGAGATACTCTATATATTAGGTATAATATGCAGAGGATAATTAAATGAGCAATAGCATCTAACGGAAACGAAAATCTGTTAGGTGCTATTTTTATACCCAAAAATAAGGAGGAAACCACATGAAAGCAAAAGTAATTTACATCATCGCAACAGCAGCACTCACATTATCAGCCTTTTTATAGGCAAATTCACAGCACCAACCGTAATAAAAACGGAAACACCCACAGTATTGCAAACAGATAACTCTGACATGCTCAATATGAATACTGTCACAGATTTTGAAGCAACAAAAACAGGATTAATGCTTTATACAAGCAATGGTGACGGATATTATTGGGAAAAATAAGAGAATAAAGGCAAAGGAGGTGTAAGATGAAAAATATATTATTTACAATTAAAACTGCCTATAGTGAAGAAAATTACTTTTTAAAGGCAAATGAAAAACAACCGATTGAATCCCAAATTGACAACGCATTAGCAGAGATATGTTTCTGCGATGCTTATGAGATTATCTCATATAAAGAAGTACCAAATGAATACGTTGAGCAAAGGGGAAGTCTCATAAAAGAATATGAGAAATTTTCTAATGAATCGGTTGAAGATACTTTTATGAATTGGAAATATGCAACTTTAGAAGTAATTCAAAGCGAAATTGAATGCATAAAGCAAAGGAGGATGAAAGATGTCAGAGAAACAGAAGGCAACTCATAATGCTTATTGCGACTATGAAGTAGCAAGGGCAAAATCATCATCGCGGATATGTTCTGTCCGAACGGAAACACGGAAACCAAAAGGAATCAAAACACACTACAAATCAAAGGCAATGTTAGCAAGAGTGTTAGCATCGCTTTTTTAAAGGAGGAAAAATAAATGCAAACAGTAACTTATAAAGAAATGCCAAATGGAGCACGGTATTTATCTACAGAAGGCAAACAGATGGATATCATCGAAACATTAACAAAAGAAGAATTTGAAGAGAAATTCCCGGAAATAAGCACATATGGAATTGAAATGCATATGCCTGTATTCCTCGAAAATGGAGAAATCCTCTTAGATACACAATGGAACGGAGAAGAATATCTTGTAAAGGGAAAATCATACTCACCGTTTTATAAGGAAACAGAAGAAGATACGGAAATTATTGGCTACTATGAAGATTAAGACAAAAGGAGGAAACGCAAATGTTTCATTTTAGAATCATAACCACACCAGATGGAAACCAAATCATAGACAGAAATTTGTCTACACCATACGAATCACTCACACCAACGCAAATGGTTGAGTACACAGAAATAGATAATCAGCTCACGATTATGGATAGATTGGAACGCAAAGCAAGGGAAAGAGCCAAACAAAAACAGAAATGGTATAAAAGACTTGCATCAGCTTGTGGACTGTTATAGAAGGAAGAAATCATGGAAGAATTGTTATTAAATCAAATGTTAAAGGCAAATTATTATGCATTGTTTATAGCAATTACAAAGAATATGAGTGCTAAGAGTGCATTAAAATTACTAGGGATTTACCCTGAAAAATAGAGGAGGAAGGCAAAAATGAATAAAATGAAAGGCTATACCGTTCCAAACGGTTACATGGGATATGTGAATGGAAAATATATGTTGTTTGAAACAGAAAAAGCATACCATTAATATCTTCTTATGGAGGTCGAAGTATGAGCGAAAAACAAGTAAGAGAAATCAAACGCAATCTTTGCATAAACTGTTGTGATAAACATTTTTGTCACGGAATGCAAAGTTGTAAAGATGCAAACGAATATTTAAAGAAAGGAAGTGATTTGAATGGCAAATTTAATTCACTTATTTAAAGTGGGTCAGGAAGTCCGTTGCAATATGGATGGTACTTTTTATAAGGGAACTGTAAAAGAAACATATACAGATCATATTATTGTAGACATTCCAAAAATATCAGATCATTGTTGGTTTGAAAATAATCTTAATATGGATTGTGTATATCCAGAAAATAACTTTAGTAACTAAACGGCGAACCGAAAGGCAAGCCGTTATTTTTATACAAAAAATTAAAACAAGAAAGGTTAAAAAGGTAAAAATTATGTGTAGAAGAACATTTTTATTTCCAGAAGAAGCGGAGAAAGAAGTAGCAGAAATCAGAAGGGCAGAAGGAATTGACGAAAAGACAGAAAAGTTATTTATCAAAGAAGTAGTCAAAAATGCAAAAGCAAATTCACGGATTGGTGATAAGGTTTTGATTTGTATTGATCCAAAATACATCCATTACCCAGAATGGCAAAGGGAAATTAGATTACCGAAAGCGTTGTCGATTGGTAACAACTATGACAGTAAAAGATGGGGATTACCAGCATATTGGTATCATGATGGATTACTTTGGGCAATTGAAGGACAGCACAGAACATACGGTTCAGTAAAGGCAAAGAAAGATGGCGTTGTTGGCGAAGTTATTGAATGCAGCTTAAAAGAGGCAATTGATTTATTTGTAAATCAGACAAAAGACAGAACACAGGTACAACCGAAAGATACATATAAAGCTTCAATTGTCGGTGGCGATGAAGATTATTTGATGCTTAGAGATATCTGCCACAAACATAATCTTGCAGTAAAGGGAGACAGAAATAAGGAAAATACTGTAGGAACACTCACATCTATAACAGATGGAATTGAATTAGTTCGCATGAATCCAAAATTGCTTGATCATATTCTTAATATTATTACAAAACTTGAATGGAACGGATATGCAGATAGTTATAACGGAAAAGCATATACTGCGAAAATCATTCGTTCTTTAAAGGCATTATATGCATACACAGAAGGTAGAACTGATGATATGGAAGAAGCCTTAATTAAGCATTGCAAAGGAACTGAATACTTCGTTGAGAACATCATAGATAAGACACAGGCACAGATTTTTGATTATCTTTCAGAGATTGTTCGGTACGAAATGGAAAGTCCATTCACAGAAAAGAAACGTAAGCCTGTAAAGAAAACTTCAAAAGTAAAGGCAATGTAATAGAGAATATACATATAAAAGCAAGCTGAGATAACGGCTATACGGTCACATATAATAAGGAAAGGATTGATAATTATGGCATACAGAAAAACAAAACAGTTAAGAGAATTTGAACCTATTTTATATAAGAACGGTTACAGGTTCGCACGGTGTAAAGGAAGTCATTTTATTTATATGAATCGGACAACTCATAAAACGATTGTAGTAAATAAGGATTTAAACAAAATGGTAAAAGAACGATTAATAAAGGAGAATAATTTAGTGGAGGCAAAGTAATATGACAAGAGAAGATTTTACAGAACGAAAAGTAGAAACATTAGAACGATTAAACTGTGTCGCTGAATCTTTGACCTCTGCAACCATGAATCATTATGATAAAAGTGAGGATGCAGATTTAGAAGAAATCGCAGACAGCGTAAGTGCGGATGTGGAATCCATCAAAGGATATCTTGAACAGCTTGAAAGAATGATTGGAGATCTTGAAGAATTACAGTGTTATGAAAGTAACATTGAATAAGACGAAAGGAGATGTAAAACATGAAATGGATTGAGATTTTACGGAAAGATGACCATGCTTTACTGCAAAGCGAAAGTGATACACAGTATGCGGTTGTTAGTGGTTATGATCCAACGCAGCCTGAAGGTCAGCAGTGGGCGCATGGAATATATTTCACTTATTGGAATGATGCAAAGAGAAAGGCAGATTGCTTGCAAAATGCTTTAAATTGTTTCAGAAGTAGAACAGAAGAGAACTATGTAACCAAAGGACAGAAATACCTTGAAATCTACAGAGAAGACTATACAGAAGGCACATTCAACGAAATTGTTACATCGCTTGGAGTTGATAATGACAGAGTTGGAGATGCACTTGGTTGTTACTGCATTGTAGATGAAGAGAGTTTAAGAAAGCGAGGATAAATAGCTATGGCACGAAAAACAGAAGAATATGTAGTTGGAATTTTATTTCCGTACAAAGATAGAACGGAAATTAAGTATGTGACAAACGTATCAAGCAAATCTAAAGTTGCAAAATGGGAAGATGGAAAAGAGGCAATGACTTTTTCAAAAGTGTATGCAAAGGATCTTGCATGGGGATTAACGTTAAATGGAAATCCTGCAATTATAATGTTGAAAGAATCATACTTGAGTTTGAATAATCCTAAAATTGTAGAAAGTGAGGACAAATAAATGAAGGTAAATAGATATAATATCACAGATTTTGTAGTAACAACATACGCAGACATGTTTCACAGAAAGGCAGTTATTGCTTATACATCAGACGGAGAATGTTATGGATATGTAACAATCAATATTCCACAGTATCCACTTGATGAGGGAGAATCATTTTTAAGCGCAGGTTGTTCTGATCTGATTGATGCAATGGTTGAGAATGGATATCTGGAAATTACGGATGAGGTAAAAGTAAACTATGGAACTTACAAAGTAGGTAAGTTTACACAAAAGTTTATTGACGAGTTTGAAAAGGCACAGTAAATGGATATTTGTTTTGAAAAAGGAGAAATAGATATGGGATTTACAGAAATGGATGAAGTAAGAGTAAGAACTTATGGTGGTGCTATCGGCACTATTGAAAGGGTTATATATGAAATGGTAGATAGTAAGGAAACAGATAATGTATATTGCTACGAAATGGAAATCAATGGTAAACATGGAGTCATAGTCTATCCAGACGAGATTGACGAATAACGCTGATTATAGAATATCAAATGCGTGTTTCATTTGGAAGATTGGAGGGAAAACAATTATGGTAGGAATGAATGAGAAAATGCAGAAATGTTTCAATGAAATGAATGATGAACAGAAAATCAGAATGTTTTATGAGCTTACAAAGTATATGCATGAAAACATGGAATACGGAGAAGATGATGATATGAATAATCTGATGGATGATATTGCCAATGTAAAAAGTGATATTGAGAATTTGTAAATGTTTGTTTCCTTGGAATTGGAGGTAAGAGAAATGAAAACAAGAAAAGATATTAAACTTGGGAAAGATGAGGAATTTGTAGAAGATATTAGAGAGTGCAATAATCGGTGTCCAAAATGCGGCGGGCTTTTAATTGCAAATTTTGGCGCAGGAATTTCGGTTGAATTTTGTGCAGAAGACAATTGTGATTATGAAGATTACGATTATGATTTGTCATAAGAAATTCGCATTTCTTTAGAAGATTGGAGAAATAAAATGAAATTTAATAAAGACGACAGAGTATTTCATAGAGGATTAAAAAGATATGGAATATATGTAGATGATGATTGGGCTTCCGATGATAGTTGTTATGTTAAGTTTGACAACGAGGATAATCCGGATGATGTATTGTGTGTATCGAAAAACTGGTTAGATAACGTAAAGGAGAAATAAAAATGGGATTAGAAGAGATTTTAAAAGAACTTGGAGCAGACATTCCCTTTGATGAGAAAGGAGATTTAACTTCAAATGGAGCTGACGCATATGAGAAGTTAATCAATGTAGTAACAGGATTAAATAGTATTGGTGCTATTCAAGAGAAACCAGATGACATTGAAAGTTATTGTGATGAAATAGTGAGATTGGGATTCTAATGAATCTAAGATTTCTTGGTATGATTGGAGGTAAAAATCAATGGAAAATAAGCCTTATGCAATAGCAGTACGGATTTATGAATCAAATGGAGTAACAATGGCAGACATTAAGACTTCTCCTTGTGATGGTTTGAGAACAGAAACAATCGTCTGGACAAAACCAAACGAAAGAGAAAGGTTTTATTATAATGGTTACACGTTGATTTATGATGAACGAATCAAAAATGTAAAACCTTTTGAAGAAATTAGATAAGGAGTGAAGCGAAATGACAAGTATTGAGGAATCAAAAGAAAGAGCACGGAACTTAAATGAACTTACGGATCATTTGATTAAATTGCTTGAATCGGATGACAAGCAGTTCTCATTTGAATTTTGTGCAGGTGGTACAATGGAAATTTATGACAAAGAAAAAGAAATTGGGTATGCAGTTCATATTGTACCGATTGAATATGATGAGAACGGAAAAGCAATAAATTTATAAAGGAGACGAAATGAATTACTTAGAGTATATTATCTATCATAATTGTGATAAAGGCAGAATCGTAGTACGACACACACAAAGATTTTTCACGAGTTATGAAGAAGCGAAAGCAAATGCAGAACATTGGATAAAACAGAATTATCCGAATGAAGATGCAAACAATTTTGAAATATATGTTAAATAACGCAAAGGCAGTTAGGAGAATAAATACCTAGCTGCCTATTTTATTACAAGAAAGTGAGGAATGAACATGAAACAATTTGATTTACCTGTAGTAAATAATATACGAAAATCATTTTACGGAAAAGCGAAAGTAACAGAGTTAGACAATGGAGACATTGAGCTGACAAGCTACAATACAGTCGTTTGCAGAATACATAATGGAGTTTTTCAGAGATTGTGGAATGGGTATTCAGCAACGACAATGAGACATATCAATGCTTTTATTGGCTTCTATGGAATTGAAGGTGGAGGCAAAGCATGGTGGAACAGTTTAGAGATTGAATAAATTAAGGAGGAAACGAATTATGAGCAAATGGTTATATGATCCTGAAAAGGATTTACGGAATGGAAAAGAGTTTACTTATAACTTACCTATACATGAGAATGACACATTATTCAATGGTTTTACATATAGAGAAATCATGGATGTAATAGTTGCAAATTGTGGTCACAATGTCACAGAAGCACAATTTGATAAAGAGTTAAAGGATTTTCTTGATATGCGAATTGAAGAGATGAAAGAAAATCTGATGTTGTGCAAGGCAAATATGTTAAAAGAGATTAGAAAGTAAGGAGGAAATTATTATGCGTAAGATTCTTAACCCATGTAAATGTAAGGTATATACAAGATCGGGAAAAGAAGCAGATAAAAATGCATTTGTAAAAATTGAATACAATAATTCAAAGTTAAGTATTAGTGGTGTGGTTGCACCATTATCAAATGGAGATTGCCTTGGCTCTGCTGGTCAGTGCGTAGATGAAATCAGAAATGGAATTCCTACAGATGAATGGACAACAGAAATGCTTAATAAATTATGTGATATTTGGGACAGATGGCACTTAAATGATATGCGTCTATATTGTCCACATATGGAGGAGCTTGGGTGGGTTAAACATACACAGGATAAAGTGAAAATTGAAAAATGGACACTTACAAGAGAAGCCTCTCAGAAAAAGAAAGAAGCTGAGAACAGAGCATTAGAGTGTCTGAGAAATGGAGAACCATTTTATCTAACAAAAGATGAAATTGCATATGCAAATATGAAATATTCTATTGATATTTATAATGACGAAGACATAGAAAATAAATGTGGAAAGTTATATAAAGATGCGTATGAATTAAAAGAAAAAGATTGTTTAGGACACTCAAACACAGAATATAAAACAAGAGGTTGGATTTCATATAAAGATCATGAGTTAGGTTTTCTTAGTAGACCTTGCCCTGTATGTGGTTATAAATATGGAACTGCATGGAAAATGGAAGATGTACCTGATGAAATAATTAAATGGTTAGAAAGTTTACCTGAAACAAAGGTAAAACCAGCTTGGGTATAAGGAGGTAAAACATTATGTTGAAAATTGAAATTAAAACAGGTGGTGCAGCTTATAGTGATGATGATGTACTTACATATGAAGGTAGATATGAGTTGAAGAGAAACTTAACAGATATTGCACAGTTAATTACAAATGGATGTGATAGTGGTTACATCATGGATATTAACGGAAACAAAGTAGGTAACTGGTCGGTTGAATAACCAAATGAAAGAGTACATTCTTGTGAAGAAAAAGGAGTGATAAAATTATGAGAATTAATGCAAAAGAAAGAAAAAACAATGCAAGACAGTGGTATTCACTCTTAACGAGCAGTTACAATAATAAATCGGCAGTTGTTGTTAAGCGATATGAAAGCTCCAATCCTAATATATTCAGAGTTCAATTATTAGCTTGCAACACATTGGGTACGCCTGTTGTAATTGCTGAATCAGTAGATGGGATATCAGGTTGTTTGTATGAACTGTTTCAAAACATAGAAAAGACAGATGTTATAAGAACATATCATGAAAATGATTTTAATGATTGGCTGTATGATAATTATAAATTATATCTTACCTACCATGATGGATTGGTTCTGATGTTTGAAAGAGAAAGTGAAGTTGAAGAGTAATACAGAGAATAATAAGGCAGATGCAAATAATTGTGTCTGCCTTATTTTATTGGAAAGGAGAATGTGAGATGAGTGATTTAAGAGATAAAAATATTATTAGTGAGTATCTTGTATATGCTGATGAAAATTATAACAAATTAAGAGGTAATGCAAATTTTTACGAAGCATCAGAAAGTTTACGGATTCATTGTGATGATAAGTGGTTTCTTATTGTTGATAGTTGGGACTTTATAAGAGAACTTAATGAGTGGCTCAATGATAATTATGCAAAAGAATTGTGTGATGAGACAAGATATGAATTACCAGAAAATATTAGTGACAGAGAATATTTTACGACATGGCTTGATTATCTTACAGATGGAATGTGGGGATTTTCAGACGAATATTCAGTTTGCGAGCATTGTAATAAGGCATTCAGAACTTCACCTGATAGTTATTCATGGGTTGCAAACTACTGGGTTGGTGATGGATTTATCTTATGCGAGGACTGTGTAAAGGAAGATTATTCAGAAGAGTATCTTGAATCATTAGAAAACAATCCAAATACAGCAAATACAATTCTTTCAGATGATGAAATTGAAAAGGCAGGATATAAGAAAGTGGTAGCTGATTGTGAGTCTGGTTGGTATGGAAGGTGTGACGATCCAGAAAAGATGTTAGAGCAAGAGAAGCAAAACAATAAAAATGGAAGATATTTATTCAGCATTTCTGGAACAGGACAATTCCATACAGACTTTGATATGTGGGAAAAGATAGCATAGAAAGTGAGGTTGATTGATATGACAATGGAAATATTAAAAACCAGAATAGATGAAATATTAAAGAAAATGTGGGGCATAAATGAAGATGGTGGCATCGAAATTTATACTGACTACAGAGAAAGAGAACTTTCTGATAGATTTTTAAAAGAGATATTTGAGCATGACAATCCAAGGGAGGCTTTTAATGATGAATTAGCTGATTGGGCTATGGATTATGCGATGGAGTATGGAGAAGATGAACTTGAAAAGGATATTCGTAAAGAACTGACAGATGAAGAGGAAGAGTATTTTACAGATAATTTTGATGAGATATGGGAATATGTAAAAGAAAATACATATTTTTATTACAACGCAGAGGATTTCAATAATGAAGTCAAAGTAAATATCATGGTGGATTGTGGTAATTGGAATTACGATTGCGTTTGCGATAATGTTCTGAATTGGTATGGAAATTCAGGAGATGGAAGTATTGATAAAGAGTCATCTATGTTGTGGTTAGCAAAAACACAAGGTAAAGCAACTGCGTTAAGAAAGGCTTGCAAACAAGTACATAGGGATGACGGATATTATGTAGATAGAGATAAGAATAAAGACAAATTTATTGAAAGCTGCATACAGGAATTTGAAAATCTTCCGTCACATATGGCAACTGTAACGTTTCTTGTAAAAATGCCGTTATTTGATTTATTTGACTTAATCGAACTACAGAACAAAGAGTATGACGAAAAGGGGAAATATGATCCACGAAAGAATGAAAATTCAAAATCTTACATGGTTCTTGGAAAGGAAACTATGTGCGGATTATATGATCCTTGGTCTGGCGGTGGTTCTGTATTAGAAATAGAGTTGGATAAAGATGTAAAACTACCTATTAAATACGCAATCTTTTGTGTCGAGGGATGTAAAATGCATGGATATGATATTGATGAAGTTTATGGATTGATTGGTAGCTGTTGGAAAGAAACAATAAAGGAAATAAAAGAGGTTGCGTAAACCAAAGGAAAGAACTGTTTCATAGTAGATTATTAACTATATATAGTGGTTTGGATAATATATAAATACTATATATAGCGGTTTTAAGAAAGCGAGGTACAAGATATGAAAAAATATGCGGTTATAGTTTATTACACATTTGATCCAGAAAGTGAAGTTTATTTATTTGATACTTATGAAAAGGCTTGTGAATATTTAAAAGCAATGTATGATTATTGCTTTAAATTTGCAATGGAAGATGAAGATTTTAAAGAAGATGAAAGTTATTGTAATGATAATTATGCACAGATTAAATGGGGAGATAAAGATAATTCAATGAGAATCTGGCAGGTAACGGCTGTAAGTGAACCGATGAAAATTGATGGCGGTCTTGGTTTATGTCCTAATCTGAAAGGAGAGTGATTGATATGATAGTAAAAGCAATATGGGAATTTGATGTAGATGATTCTGAAATGGATGGAAAATGTGTAGATATAAAAGGATTATGTGAAGATTTAACAAGAAGAGAATTGGATTATTGTTTGAAACACAATCAATTAAATGCAGATGATTTTCAATATGAATGTCATCCTGAATTACCTAGCGATTGGGATTAAAGAGGAGGATTATGGAAATGAAGAGAACACCAAAAGTAATTAAGCAGCAAACGGAAGAATGGTTAGACGAACGGTGGATGATTGCAAATATGAAAGATACAAGACCACAGGATATGAGTTATTACATGGGTGCTTTAAAGGCACTTGAATTTGCAGGTTACGAATGGAAACGTGATGCAGATGGAAAACATACATTATTTAAGTAGATTGGAGTGATGAAAAATGAAAATTACGCAGACAAGAGTAAAGCAATATAACAGTACATATAAAACAGTTATTTCAGTTGATGAGATTCCTGTGTGTATTACACGGAGCAACAAAAGAGCAAGCGACATTGTTTCTTATTTGTCTGGATATGAAGTTGAGATTAATGATGGAAAATTAAAAAAGCAGTTGGATAAGATCAGAGTTGAAAAGTGAGGTTGAGTAATATGGATAAATTAAGAGTATGGTGGATTCCACAGGTAGGGGCAGATGGTGGAGCATTTTATATTCCAGTTAATACAGTAGAAGAAGGCAAAAAGATTATGGATTTATTGGCTGCTTATGACGCATTTCAGTTACAGAACAGAATTAAACCAGATTATTGCAATACAGGCGGTATTCAGATTTGGAACGAAGAAGAGTCCGAATGGGAAGATTGGTGGATGGAGACGGAAGATGATTATTTCGATGATGTGGATGATTATTGTGAGCAGTGTGAAAAGGCAGATGAGTTGGAAAATTTTAGAAGCAAACTGTTTAAGCAAATTGATTGGGATAAGATTCATAAAATGACAATGTAAAGAAATAGCAATTTCATTTTAAGTTGGAGAGTGATTTATATGTTATTAGATAAAAAGATACAGGATATTTTAGAGAAGAATGAATTCAATTTTGATGAAGAAATTAATGAACAGGATAATGGAAAATATATTGAAATCAATCAGAGTACACCAGAAGGAGAAGATTGGTGGGAGACAATCTGGTTTGATGGTACATACGAAGGATTTACAAATGCAATAGAAGAACGAGTATTGAATTTTGATGTCGATGAAGAAGTCGAAATATGGATTCCAAATAGAGGTAAGGGTGGTTGCCCTGATAGTATTATGGATTTAGTTCATGATGCTGAATGGAAACAGAAAACATTAGAAAACTTATTAGATGATTTACAGGAAAACGAAAAAGAAGAAAAGGAAATTACAAAAGAGTCTGTTGAGAATGAGTTATACGATTTTTTCAATGACAAAATGGAAACAGGTAATGCTCCTGATATTGAAGGAGTATGGAAACAATGTGATCCTGCAAATGGTGATGTTATTACTATTGATTGCGTTGGTGATAAGAAAATTACATTAATTATTCGAGTAGATTAAGGAGTGATGAGATATGAAAACAATTACAGTAACTATTGAAGTATATGATAATTCATCAGTAGAAGATGTAGAAAGAGCAATTAGTGCAGGACTTAATGGTAATGGGATTGTTTGTACTTATGACGTGGAAGAAGTAAAGGAGTGATATATTATGAAGTTTAAATGGAATTTACAACCAGAGTTTCAGAGATATAAAGAAAATCAGCATACATATACAACAGAATCGGGGTCAGGAGAATACGTTGGTAGTGTCAAAGTTGGCAATCTTTGCTTTGATATTATTGATTGGGGAAATCATTTGTGGTTTGACCTATATGTTGGCGGTGTTGATACAGGATATGGATATGGAGCAGATAATTATCCGTATGATTATTGCGATGTTGCAAGTTTCTCATGGAATGATGACTTGACAAATGTATCTGATGAAGATTTCAAAAAGGAACTGGAAGAATATATCGAGGAACATGTTAATGCAATGGAAGGTTATGTGACAGATGTTAAAGCAATTCCGATTAGCCTAATTGATAAGGCAAACGAAGAGTTAAAGGAGTGGTGATTATGAAGTATAAAGTAGGTGATAAATTCACAATAGAAATGAGAACTGGTTTTTATTTGCAGAATTTTATCAAAAGAAAAATTGAAATTACAAAAATAATTGGTAATTTAATATGGTTCAAATATGAGTTGCCTAGTGGTGGTTACAGGGAAATGTTTGGTTATGAAAAAGATTTAGATGGAATGATTATAACTGAATAAACAAGAGTTTCCTTCAGAATAAAAAAGAATAAGGATGGTGGTGTAAATGAAATACACATGTTATGATTGGAATGGAAATAAAAAAGCAGACAATATTGACAATTTAAAAGACGCAGTAAGAGAAGCATTAAAACTAGATTGTGAAGTCCATGATGAAAATGGAGATATTATCTATTCAAAATGGGATGGTTGGAATGGAGATTATCCAGAAATTGAAAAGAGATGGTTTTCTGTTGCTGATATGGAAATGGTAAATAAGGCAAAGAATTTTATTGAAAAGACAGGAATGTTTTATGAATGGTGTCAATTACAGAGTGACCAGTTCTCTAAATGGATAGGCAAAGAGTGGTTGCACAGCGACAGATGGAGTGCAGCTTATGATTGGGTAAACGATGGAAGATTTGCAAATGTAGATGTTCCAGAGGATATTGTTAATTGCTTAGTTGAAGAATGGGAAACCAATGCTATACATTTAAAAGTAGGAATTTAAGGAGAATATACATGAAGAAACCAATATATGAATGTTCAAATTGCTATAATGAATTTTCGGAGCAACTATATCCAGTTAATATATCAGATGTTAAATGGGTAAATCTTATTTGTGATAAATATCCGAATGGATGTATTCAAATAACTTGTCACGATGCTCAAGAAAACGCTTATTATGCAACAAGGCTTCTGAAATGTTATGTGAGTAAAAAAGGTAGATATGCAATTTGGGGTAAACACAGATTTTACGAAGGGTATAGCGGCAGTCTTATATTAAGAGGTGTTCCGTATAAATCTATTGAAACTATTAAAGATGCTGCGAAACCATACGGAACGATAGTAGAATGAAACGATGATTTACTGTCGTAGAAAGAGAGGAAAATGTTTTGAAAAAGTCAGATTTAAAAACTGGAATGATTTTAAGAACTGAACATAATAGATTTGGTGTAATTGAGTTAGAAGAAAACATAATAGATTTTTGTTATCAACCTGATTTTTTAGATGAATTCAAAAATCTTGAAAAAGTATCTATGGATGATTTAATTGAAATTAATGGTGGTCTAGGGATTGGTGGATATGTAACAAAAGAATTGAAAGAACAGTTGCCAGATTTGTTTCAAGAACGTGAAATTGGAACTCCTTTTTGGTGGTATGAAATTGTTGCTGTATATACACTGAATAAAATTTATGATAATGGAATTGGAATTTATCCAGGGATTAAAGTTTAAAGATAGCAAGAAACGGAAATTTCAAAGTCGAATTTGAGGTATAAAGATGTTAAGTGAAGATTTAAAAGGAAAAAGATGTGCAGGGTGTGGACAATGTATTCATGCAAATTATGATAAAATGAAGTGCTATCCTGATTCGGGAGATTGCAAGAAAGAATACGATTTGACAGAAGAAGATTTTCACACAGAAACAAGATGTGATTTTTTCAAAAGCAAATAAATCTATTGAATCGAGATTTGATTGGAGGTAAAAAGATATGGATAAAAAATGTAAATGCAGCTCAAATAACTGTGATGAATGCTTTGAATGTGGAAGATACTATTCATCCCATTCTCCACATTATGAAAGCTATTATAAACGAGAAGTAGTTAATATTACTTGTTTTTTTGGTGAAGCGGGTACTTATGATGCTGAAACAAGACAACGATTAAGCACTATTTAAAGAAAAACATCAGAAATCTAATTAGCTTTAACTCGTAAATAGTTTAACTTATTTGTGCATAATGTACAAAATACAATGAATTAGGCACATTTACAATAATATTGTAGAATTCTTCACACTATGTTACAATGTAAATAATATTGAAAGGGAGGTTTTGAAGTATACTGAAAAATATTTCATCAACAAGACAACTATCAGATACAGAATATTGGAGTAAAGTAATTAAAGAGAGAAATAAATTTATATTAGATAATAAATATTCTGTAATAGATTGTGGTATTTATAGTTTGGGAGATACTTATGTTATTGGAGAAAATCACAAAGATGCAGGGAAGTATCTTGAAGAAAAATACAATCATATATCAAGTCAGAAAAATGGAATATTACTTGAAAAAGAAACGGAACAGAAATTCGATGTGCAAATTTGGGATAGTACAGATTTTATAATTGACAACTTAAAGGAAAAATTAAAAAATAACTAATTTTACAATGGCACTTAAATAAATATTAAGTGTCATTCTTATATGAAAATGGAGGTAGATAATATGTTAGGTTCATTATTATTTTTGGGAGCTTTGGGAATTAGTGGAATTCATTGTGGTGTAGAAAATTATCAGATAAAGAAAGAAAGTGCAAAATTTGACAAAAATGGAAATATAACATATTTTGATCGAAAGGGTCAGGATTATATAAATCATGAAAAAGTTTATAGAAGTACACAATATGACAAAAATAACCAAGAGCATCATCAGACTATTGGTGTTAATAGTGGAATAGTATATCATGACGATTATGATGATAGGTCAAAATGGAAAAGAGATATGTCAAATGACAATAGAAGAAATGCAATTGAATATGGATACCCTGTTTACGAAAATTATGACCCTAGATTTAATAAATTTGTAACAACTGAAATTGCAACAGGAAAGGTTATTGCTTGTATATTCCGAGATCAGTATAGCAAAGAATGTAGAAAATTTTATGTACATGATGATATGATTAATAAATATGGACAGTGTGCATATAACATGTCATCACCTAATGATTTCGGTGTAATTATTACAGAAGAAGAATATAATAAAATCAAATCTGCTGGAGTATCACCAACTTTTAGTCTTGTTCCAAATAGGGAAGTATATAACCAATTAACGAAGTTAACTGATAAATTAGCAGATGAGGCATATGAAGCAGATGTTAGAAAATATTGGGGAACGGTAGGTAATAAGGCAGATGAGATAATAGAAAACTATTATAAAACAAAATATGGTTCAGATTATCAAAATCATATGAAAAAATAATTAAACTAAAAGGGTTATAGTAAAATGAAGGAGTTGGTATATATATTAAAAAAGAGAAGAAATAGATAAGCTCAAAATGAGATTAGAACTTAAAAAGATGGGCATACAAGATATTCAGGAAAAATTATCTTCTATATTAGAAGATGGAAGTTTATGTAATATTACACAAGAATTAAACTGTAGTATTGAAAATATAGATAAAGCAGTTGAGTTGTTGAATGATATTATGTAGAATGGAGTGTGATTTTATGACAAAAACAGAAATAATAAATGCAAAAAATAATGAATTGATAATAAAACTTGTTGATACTTATACTGTTATAGAGAGAATAAAGAATTAAATAATATAGCGTATGAACTTGTTAATCGTGGATTATTGGAGAAGGATGATATTGAATATCTTAATATGTAACGATTAAATAATAGATTCATTCTGAATAATTGGAGGCGGTATATATGAAATTGGCAGATTTGAAATTTGATGATGCAATATGGGAAGGCTCTGTTGTAATTACAACTGATGATAATGTGCTTAGAAAAGAAAATATTTTGTACCAAGGATTGATCGAAGGAATTGGCGACACAAAATTTTCTGTACCGGAAAAATATTGGAATATGAAAATAATTTCTATTCATCCGGATGTAGATAATGGAATCGCTATTTTAATTGTAAAAGTAAAATAATTTTTTGAAATGGAAATGCGATCGAAAAATTTGACATGTCGGAGATTTCATATATGAAGCAACTTGTGGAAGAGATGATGGAGAATAAATAGAGGAAACCAAGTTTTCTTTTGAAACAGAAAGGAATTATTTTATGAAATATGCAAATAGATTAACTGATGAAGAATTAAGAGAAGTATATGGCTTATTTATTGATTCAGACGGAAAAATCAATGAACTAAATATTACAAGAGATGAACGTTCTATTGGGCTTGAGGGATATGTAGAGATTCCTGAAATTGAAGAAGAGAGACTAAAAGAAGACCCGAATGCAACTATTATCATTGATGATGATTATGAAATTACAGATTATGATGTCAAAGTATATCACCATTCAGGTAATTGTACGCCAGATTATAGAAAATGGATGTATAACAAATTTGGTGATGAATATGCAAGAGATTACTTATTTAATGACTAAGAAATCTAAGTTTCACTTTAAAAGGATGTGGTAACATAAAAGCAGATAAAAAACAATGGATACTTGAATATATGTCACAACATAAGGAGGAATTTATTGATATTGTCTCAGAAAATTTTGTGAATGCATATATAAATAAATTCAATCCGAAAATAATAGAGTGGTATCCATATGGAACGCCTAAAGTACCTGAAATTGGTAAGTTACTTGTAGAACTATATAAAGAAAATAAGGTGAGTAGATTTAAACATTATTGTGAAATTTGGCAAGACGGATACCCAAGATGGTTCTATGTTTACTTTTTAATAGACAATGAAATTTAACTTTCCTTTGATGATTGGAGGTAGAAAAATGGAAAATAAAAATTTAGATAGTTATGGATATTTATTAAATTGCCCAGATGAAATGCTTGGCGATGTGAATAAAACGATGAACGATAAACGAGCCATTATAAATTGGAATAATTTTAATGTAGGTGATGCTTTTTACACAGAAAATATTTACAGATGTGTAATGGTAGATCACGTAATGAAAAGAATTGTGTTTGTAACTGAAGAGGAATATAAAAATGAGTTTGAATTAAGATATAATAACAATAAACATAAAAAGCCAGATATGAGAAAAAAGATAAAAGAATATATTGGTGAACTTAATACAGAAATTGATAGACTTGAGGATTTATTAAAAAATACTGATAGTCCATATGATTTACAAATTAAAGGCAGGTTAAATGCTATAATCGAAGTAAAGAATGATTTATTGGGAAGATTGGAAGAGGTGGTATAAATGGAATGGAAATGTCCTGTTTGTGGTAAAGAATTTGAGTATTTTGGTATTAAAGAATTTGCATCAGCACCTAAAACTATGTTATTTGGTACATTTAAAATTAAAGACATTAATGGAAATATTAAGACCGTAGATAGGAAACTAAATAAACCAGTTTGCTCAGAAGAATGTAAGCAAAAGAATGAAAATCAATATTTTGTTGAAAAGTATAAGGAAAATAATATTTATTGCGTAAATGGTAGATATATACCTTATCTTGAATGCGATTATTGGTATGACAGTATTGAAGGAGTTAGAAAAAGAATTGATAATCCACATTTAATTCCGGCTACGCCAAAACTAATGCGTGGATTGTATACTGTAATGAGTGGTGAGCCTGGAAACATATAATAAGAATTGACGATTTCAAGAGAAAATAGAGGTGATTATATGAATGAAGGAGATGTACTTATTTGTATTGATCCAAAAGATGAGCATTATTTGCAAGTTGGATATGTAAATTTAATTGATATAGAAGGATTTGAAACCAATATGGCTTATGTTGAATATCAAGATAAAAGTACAGTAAAATATGAAATTTGGAGAATGGAAGGATGTTTTAGAAGATTTATTACAGAAGGTTTAAGGATATAATGAAAAATTGCTTTCAAATTAAATATTATGATTATTATTAAGAGCAGAAAACAACTGCTCTTTCTTATTTGCATAGAAATGAGGTGATAATTTGTGTAAAAGAAATGGGAATCCGAAACATAATTCGAGATTCATATGTCTTCGCTGCCTACAAGAAAACAAAGTTGGTGCAGGCATCTCAAGAACTAAAACAAAAGAAAAGAATCATATTAAGAATTTAATTTGCTTATGCGTGGGATTACAAATGAAAACAAAAAATCTCGAAGTAAGATGGTGTGATGATTTTTCTGAAAGAATGGAACGAGCAAGAGAAATGAAGTCTACATATTACGATGATAACAATGAGCTGTTAGATGAATGGCAAACAGAGAATATGTATATAAGAAAGTGAGGTTGGTTATATGTGTTACAAGCTAGAAGTGCAGAAAAAGAACAAAGAGAAATTAAATAAAAAATTGGATGAATTAAACCTTCCTATTTATATGAGAAAGTATTTTACAGTCAAAATAAAAAGCAAAGCAGGTGCTTTAAATTACTTAGGTGTAATTACAGATTTATTGAATTGGTTTATAGAACAGAAATTAATTAATAAATCAGATATTTCTAATATAGAGCCATCAGATTTTAATGAAGTCATGGCAGAGGATATTACATTATATCTCAACACGAAAGAACAGAATGGAATGTCTCCTACCACATTAGAAACAAGGAAAAATATTATTCGTAGCTTTTGGAATTATATTAGTCGTGTAAAGGGAACTGAAATTTCTGATAAATTTTTTGATGATGTGACATATAGAGGTATTTCTTCAGGTAACAATCTCATTAAGAAGCTTCCGACAGATCGGCAGCTTAAGGATATGGAAGAGAGAATATTATGGAAAAAAGATATTCCTGTTAGAAATAGAAATATTGCCATTTTTAATGTATTAAAGGGAACAGGATTAAGAGAGTCTGAACTTGCTGGATTGGATTTATCTGATTTACATTTAGATGAAGATATGCCATATATCACTATTCTTGGAAAAGGAAGATATAGAGAAGCGGAAAGTAGAACTGTCTATCTTACAAATGGAGCTTATAAGGCTATAGAAAAATGGCTTGAATATAGAAAAACAATAGATAACATTGTTGATTCTGAGGCTGTATTTGTAAATAAGAATGGAAAGAGAACCACCGAAGACAATATAAAGGCAATTTTTAAAAATTATGGAAATGGTATCACGCCCCATATGATGAGACATTGGTACGCATCAATTATGGCAAGTAAAGGAAATCTTGCTTTTGCACAGCAACAGCTTGGACATACCAGTATGATGACAACTATTAATAATTATGCTAATGGGTCTGTTGGAATGAGGGATATATTGGGAAATATGTAGACGACACTATTTATCGGTGTCATCAAGTTTTAAAATATCATTTGGTGTACAATCAAGGACTTTACAAAGATTTTCAAGCGTATCAAAATATATGCGTTCTACAGAACCATCATATAAGTTACACGCAGCTTTGTATCCGATTTTTAATTCCTTAGATAATTGATTCCTATTCAATCCTTTTGTATCAACTAATTGCTTTATTTCCAGTTTCATAATATATACCTCCTTAACAATATATACTTTAACATATATTCTTAAAAAAATAAATGAGTTTTCAACAATATATGCTTGACAATATGCTGTTAAGAGACTATAATGCAAACTATCAAAGGTAATCCAAAGTACATAAACACAAAAGAGAGGAGGAGTACATATGGATTTACAGAGATACGACATAATAAAGGCAAAAATTAATTATGAAGGAAATTCAGTACAAACGAATGAAAGACCTTATGTAATAGTAAGTAATCCATTGGGTACAAAATATGCTCCGATTATAACAGTGATGCCTTTGACAAGTAAGATTAAAAAGACAAACATGCCTTGTCATGGATGTATTCAAGCAAATGAAAATAATGGATTAACATTATATTCTATGGCATTAGGTGAGCAGATCACAACAATCTCAAAAGATGAAGTGATCTCAAAAATTGGAACTATTACTGATGATAAAAATAAAAGAATGGTAGATAAAGTATGTTTTAATTCTTTATTTTTTGGAACAGACTACAAGCTTGAGGAGGTAATGGCATAATGTATGTAGATAAGGAAGTAGCAAAAAGGATAATTGATGAGGCTCCTGGTAAAATATGGATAGATTCATTTAATGGTATTACCTTTATTCATACAAGACCAAGACAGATAACTATTGACGAAGGAAAGAGAATAATAAATAAGGCAAACACAATTGATTATCAAGATAATGATTTCTTTGGATTGCTTTCGCTGGATGGAGTGCAGGAATTTATTGTGCATAATATTAAGTTTCCTCAACATTCCAATGATATTTGCAAGTCCTGAAAATTGGACAGTCAATATAATATAATGCAAACAAAGAATGAAAAGAACATATGTACGAAAAAAGTAATTGACAAATACGAACATATGTTCTATATTATTCTTATAAAAAATAAATATTGCAGTCTAACAAAATACAAACGGTATTGGCGTACCTCTTTTGATAGACTGCAATGTAACACATATAGCAGAATTAAATTCCGCTTGATATTATTGTACATAGATTTTATTAGAAAGTCAAGTTTTTAAACAATCAAGCATTTCTGCTAAATATTTCATATTTTACAATTTTAATTAAGAAAATTATAGGACTATCGCCAAGCGGTAAGGCACAGGACTTTGACTCCTGCATTCGCTGGTTCGAATCCAGCTAGTCCTGTTATATAATTTTACACTAAATCAAAAAAGAAAGAGGAGTGATAATATTGGCACAATATGTTATTACAGATGGTTCTCGTTGGATTATGAAAGATAAAAATGGGAAATTTGTTCCCACATCTTGCGAACCGCTGGCTGATGTATTTGGTAATAAGGAAGTTAATTCTGTCTATCAAAATAACTTACCAAAGGCATTGAAATCGGTCTTTCATATCGAGAAGATTGATAAGCCTCCAAAGTTGGTAAAGCAAATTACACATGCGGAAGTACAAGAGAATACAGAAACGGTGTCTGTTGCAGAAAATATCCAATATTGGGTAGATAAGGTATCTGGTTTGAATGGACTTGCTGCTGAAGCATTACATAGAAAAGAAGAATTGATTAATCAGTTAAGTGAAGTTGATAAGGAACTTTGCGATATTAATCATTACATAGAATTTTGCAACTTAAATGCAGCTCAGGGTTATAAAGCATACAAAATGATCAAGGATCGGAGAATAAAGAGACGAAGTATTAAAAATGAGTTGGATGTTCTTAGTATTATTCTTGGAAAGAAAATATCTGAATCTGTCAGTGATGAATTACAAAAGATGATTAACGGATTAGATGGAAGAAAATATGAGCCAAGAGTAATGAATGAGTTATTCGATTTCTAAATGAGGTGATAAAAATGATTTGTAGAGATTGTCGCATTCCAATGCAAAATATAATGTCATTTTCATCGGACAAGCATGAAAAGTTTTGCAGGTGTCCGAAGTGTTTTGGAGAAACCAAGCACACAAAAATCAAAGATGATGACTTAGATTTTGTAGAATTATTACATAAGGAAATGAACAGAAAATAATGTAAGGTGGTGTATCAAGTGAACAAAATAGAACTTAACAAAGAACAACTCGCCATAATTGATGAGTATTGTTGCGATGGGATGAAGAAACTAAAGAAGTTGTGCAACCCAATTATTATGAAAATTGGTGGTATCAGTGAAAAGGATCACGATGATATTTACAGTTTGGCGCAGTTTCTTCTATATAAAAGTGTTAAGAATTATGACAAAGATAATGCAAACGGAGCTTCGTTTAAGACGTTTTTTTACAATATTCTTAGTCGAAGAATTTATGCTACTTATATCAGAGATAAGAACCGTCAGTGCCGAAGCAACACGAGAATCAGTAAGAATGGAGAAGTGATATTCATTCCAGATGTTTCGCTTGATGCGCCTACAGAAGAAACACAAGATATTAAAGAAAAAATTGCATCAGATTATAACGTAGAGGATGCGAGTGAATTTGATTTTACGGTTGATGAGAATGTTGAGAATTTTATGTCGTCATTAAGTAATATTCAAAGAAAAATACTTGAAATGAAAATGAAAGAAATCCCGACTGATAAGATTAGGTCAGAATTAGGGATTTCAGCAGCTAGGTATGCAAAAGAAATGGAATCTATCAAACTTAATGAAGGACTGTTAGTGTTTACGAAGAATAGAAAAGAATTTATCGAGGAGGATATGCATATGGAAGAAAGAGTAATGGGAATTAGCGAGTCTGAAGGATATAGAATGGATAAGTATTCTATGTTTTCTTTACTTGATATGAAGAAAACAGGTGATATTAACTGTAAGTATATCTTACAGAGAAAGCCTTTTCAGTGGAGTAACGAGGAGAGAAACAGATATATTTGCAGAATTCTTTCTAATCTTCCAATTCCAGAGATTATTCTTTGTGAACAAAATGTAAAAGGCATGACGATTTCTCATTTGATTGATGGATTACAACGTTTATCATATGCTGAAGCATTTAAAGAGAATCATTTCAAGGTTGGAGAGACAGGAGCTGAGAGGCATTTAATTCAGTATAGAGAGTACATTCATGATGAGAACGGAAATAGAGTTCTTGATGAAGATGGTATCCCAGAATTTGAATTAAAGGTGTGTGATATTGTTGGAAAATCATATAAGGATTTGCCTGATGAATTGAAAAAGAGATTTAACAATTTCAATATCAATGTTACAAAATTTTTTAACTGTACAAATGAACAGATTGCCGACCATATTCGAGATTACAACAATCACTCAGCTATGAATAATGAACAGTCTGGAATTGTATCAATCTCAACCGATACTGCAAGAAAGATCAAGACAATCACTGAGAAGTGTGGTTTTTTAAAGAATTGTGGTAAATACACCACTACAAATAGGATCAAAGGTAAACTTGATAGAATGGTTGCAGAGATGATTATGTTGCTTTTCCATCCGAATGATTGGAAGTCTAATGTAAAAGCTACATATAAATATCTTGACGAAAATGCAAAGCAAGAAGAATTCGATACATTATCTTCTGAATTGGATATGCTTGAATCAGTGATTGAGAATGCTGGCGATGATATCAATGCAATGTTCACTACTACATATACTCCAATGTGGGTTGCAGTATTTCATAATTTCCTTACAAGCGGTAAAGATTTACATAATTTTGTTGATTTCTTAAATGCATATAATAGTGAACTTAAAGATACAGAAGTTAATGGTGTTTCAATGGCAGATTTTAAGGATCAGCAGTCGAAGAAAAAGGCAACTATTACAGGTAAGGTTGATTTGCTTATTCAGCTTATGAATGACTATTTACATATTAATACAACCGAAACAGAGAATGATAATATTGAACTTTCAGATGATACAATTCTTAATTTTGTGAAAGAAAATTATAAACCAGATGCAAATGAAGATGATATTAGTTTTTATTCTGATTTAGTTGATGATTGTGTAAAAATTGATGAACCTGTATATAAAGAATGCCATGCAGCATTAATTACTCTTATGGCATATGCTTGTTCACAAGACAAAGATCAAGATTTTGAAAAATGGATTGATAATTACAAAACTAAGTCTGATTTTAGCCCATCGCAAAAGACCAATTTTACATATATGAAGAGAAGTTTTGATAATTATCTAAATGTATAACAAAGAATAATTAAGTAAGAAACAGAAATTAGAAATCATCTTAGGACAATCCTCCGATTACATATGTCACTTCTGACAATTCTTAAATGTTATTTTTGAAAGTATAATTTCTGTTTATATATAAAGCGGATTAGTGTAATGGTTTAGCAAGCAGAGCTTTGACCTCTGAGGTAAGAGTTCGATTCTCTTATCCGCTGTTATGGATCATTAGCTCAGTTGGTTAGAGCAGTCGGCTCATAACCGAAAGGTCATAGGTTCGAGTCCTATATGATCCATTAAAAAATAAAGAAAGGGAAAATAACGATGAAAACTATTGATAACAAATTTGAGATTGGTGAAGAATGTTATACATATGCAAAAAAAAATGTAGAAATTAATTGTCCTGTTTGTAAAGGCACAAAGAAAATTATCTATAACGGATACGAAATCCCTTGTAAACAGTGTGATTATTTTGGAAAAGTATCTACAAAACAGACAGTTGTGACTCCGCACAAGGTAAGAATTAGACGTATCGTTGCGAATATTTGGGAAGATGTAACAACTGTCAAATATAAAGTAGATCCTATTGGAGAATATATAAATATCAAGAATAGAAGTGAGAGTACGTTATTCAAGACATTGGAAGAGTGCGAACAGAAATGTAAGGAAATTAATCAGGGCGAAGTTGGTGAGTTTTAACAAGAAATGTGGTTTTCAATGGATTGTGATCTGGAGGTAAAGATGAAGAAAATTTATTGTGATATTTGTAATCGAGAAGTAACAGATACAAAAGAATATATTTTACCAAAGAGAGAAACTGTGTGGGCAGAAGATAAGTTTGGAAATAAACTTATGCCGTTTGGAGAAACAACGAAACCAGAATATAAAGATGTTTGCACAAGATGTGCTGGATTGTTAAATACTTTTATTGATGGTTATTTACCTGCTCTTAGCACAGCAGATGATATATATAAGGTGCAATTTAATTTGATTAAGATGAGAGAATAACATTTTGAAAGCAATGAATGTTTTGTTTCAAATGAAAGGACAATAATATGAATCAGAAAGTAATCGAATTATATAAAGAAGATTTTTCCGATGAAGCATGGTCGATTATATGTAATGAATTTGATGCGGATACGGATGGTATGTTTATAACATGTATTATAGATGCAAATAGTATTTCACAAGGAATTTAAGGTATTTATATGGAACAAAAAATAAGAGGACTTCGTTCAACGATGAAAATATATGATGAAGCAATAATTTGTAAATCAGAGCTTATGGAAGTAATTGAGTCATTGGCATACGAAGTAGCGAAACATGAATATCCTGGACAATATGATTATTCTAAGGAACAGATTGAAAATATTATGTTGTGTGCAGGATTGGACAAGAAATATTTAGGAGAATAATAGATAAGAAAATTCTCTTTCTTTGGATTGTGAGGTGAAAAGATGAAGATAACAGGAATAATTCGTAGAGTTGATGATTTAGGTAGAATAGTAATTCCAAAGGAAATTAGAAGGCAGGTGTTTGGGAAAACAGATGCAACTGGCGAACCAATGGAAATATTTATTGACGGAGGAAATGTTGTACTCCGAAGATACGAGGAAATACAAATTTGTAAATGGATAAAATACGATTATAGAACGATTTGCCCGAAAGAACATGATGATGCTGATGATCCATATTGGAGGATACCTGAAAATATGGCAAATTTAAAATATTGTCCTTATTGTGGCAAAGAGATAGTTATTGTAGATAAATAACAGTAAAGTTCGATTTCTTGGGAAAATGAAAGGAGATAAAATATGAGACATGCAAACGATGCGAAAGTAATGAAAATTGATGACAAGTTAGTTGGATTCGATTTAGGTGCAGATTACTGCGCAGAACACGAATGGGGAATTAAAGGTATCTTAAGAGAATTTCAAGTGAATACAGATAAAGTTGGAATTGAAAAAAGAATGGTTACAGTTGTTCCGAAATTATTGATATATAAAGATATTATATATAGAAAGATTAAATGTCATCTACTTGCTTTAGTGCCATATTGGTATTTTGATGAAGATATTAAAATTACAAAAGATAATTTAGATAGCTGGGAACTTTATGATTATTATTTCGAAAAAAATGGAATTACAACTGCGTGGGATGAAAAAAGTTTTGCTATCCTTGTAACAGACAAATATGAAAATGAATTAAAAGAATTGTATAATGCATTCCTAAATCTTGATGTTGCGGTTGGAATTGCACCATCAGAAGTATTCAAAAATGGTGGGTTAAAATTTTGTATTAAATCAAGGCTTCCAAAAGAAACAATTGAGAAAATCAAAGCTGATGACTTAGACTATATTGCATTACAGAAAGCGGCAGAGAGAACTAAAATTAAGAAAATTTTAGAGAAAGCAGGAAAGAAATATTTTGCATTATCTCCTCGATGGAAAGATGAAAATAAAAAAGAAGTAATCTTTTGGTTAAATCCTTATTATCAGGATATAGATAACTTTGGATGGTTTACAGTTGATGATTTGAAAGACTGGGCAAAAGGTAAGGGTAAAATACCAATGGAAAAGTAACAAGAAAACTTCGATTCATTGGAATTTAGAAAGGAGACAATGTGTTAAATATAGGAGATTGTGTAGGGCAGATTAACAAAGATTCATCTGGTGTATGGAAGTTATATAAGGATAAGATAAATAAAATCACAATAACAAAGAAATATTGTAGAAGATATTTTACTAAAACAGTGTTTCGACCATTAGATGCAGACGATGTAGATAACAATACAAAAGATATGGAAGAGTCGATTGGTAAAGGATATATCATCGTAAGAGAAGTATTTGGGTTAAATGATAAGACTGAACCTTATGCTGAAAGATGGATAAAATGGGCTAATGAGAATCCAGATAAGGCAACTGGTTTGATATAAATGGAGAATATAACAGTAGAAACAATTAACAAAAATAAATATAAGAAAGAAGAGGTACAAAACATGGATGGATTTATGATGTTTAAGAAGGCTTTACAGAAGCACTTCGATGAAATGCAGAAAGAGGCAACACATTTATTTGAGGTAAATGTAGATAAGGATGAATTATGGAATACATATCTTGATAGCTTCCCTGCTGGTACAAATGAGATTTTCAGAGAGCGTAGAGAGCATGATTGCAGTTGTTGTAGACAGTTTATTAAGAATATTGGTTCTGCTGTCACTATCAAGGATAACCAGATTCATACGATTTGGGAATTGAATCTTGGTGATACAACATATCAGCCAGTATGTGATGCACTTGATGCTTTTGTAAAAGCTCATACGGTTACAGATATTTATACAACTAAGTTCCCTAAGATTGGTACAGATTTTAACTTTGAGGAAATCAATGGAAAGTCTCATCAGTGGGATCATTTCTTCTTAGAGCTTCCAAGTAAGTTCGTAAATAGAAGTAGTCGTTCTAATGAGGAAGTTAAAGGACAGTTCAGAGATACAAGAAACGTATTTAAGCGTTCTCTTGATGAAATTACTATGGATGCACTCGATACAATTCTTGAACTTATCAATTCAAATACACTTTACAAGGGTGAAGAGTGGAAAGGCGTACTCACAGAGTTCAAGAAGTATAAGAAGGAATACGATAAGCTGACTTCTGATATTGAAAAGGATTTATATGCTTGGGAGAAGTCGGTAACAGCAGGTATGGCTATTGGTAGAATTAGAAATCATTCTATTGGGACACTTCTTATTAATATAAGTGAGGATATGGATCTTGACACAGCAGTTAAGAAGTATGAGCAGATTACAGCACCTGCGAATTATAAGAGAAGTAAACCAATTTATTCTAAGAAGATGTTAGAAGATGCTCAGAAGAAAATCGTTGAAATGGGATATATTGACTCATTGCCAAGAAGATATGCAACATTAGATGATATTACAGTTAATGATATTTTGTTTAGTAATAAGGATTCGGCTAAAAGAATTAATGGTGCGATTGATATTTTTGGAGAGCTTGCAAAGAATGCAAGAGGTGGAAATACAAAGAAATTCTCAAAAGTAGAAGAGATATCGGCACATGCTTTTATTAATGATGTTTTGCCTACAGCCAATGAAGTTGAGTTATATTTCGAAAACAAACATTCTGGTAATTTGGTTTCACTTATTGCTCCTCAAAATAAAAATAGTAAGTCAATGTTTAAGTGGGGAAATAATTTTGGATGGGCTTATTCAGGAAATCTTACAGATTCAGATATGAAAGAAAGAGTCAAAGCTGCTGGTGGTAGTATAACTGGTGATTTGAGATTCAGTATTCAGTGGAATGAAGACAGTAAAGATGATTGTGATTTGGACGCACATTGTAAGACTCCTTGTACAGAAATTTATTATGGTCATAAAATTGATCGTGAAACAAATGGTGAACTTGATGTGGATATTATTCATCCTGGTAAAAATATTGCTGTAGAGAATATTACATGGGCAAATAAAAATACAATGAAGAATGGAACATATAAATTTTTTGTAAATCAATTTAGTGGCTCTGTAAAAAGTGGTTTTAGAGCGGAGATTGAATTTGATGGGCAGGTTTATTCATTTGATTATCCTCATTCTATGAGAAGTGGAGAAAATGTTATGGTAGCTGAGATAACATATAACAATGGAAAGTTTAGTATTAAAGAGTTGCTTCCATCAAACATTTCATCTAAAGAAATCTGGAACATTAAAACCAACGAATTTGTTCCAGTAAGTGTTATTTGTTACAGTCCTAATTATTGGGAAAATGTCAAAAATCAAGTTGGTCACAGACATATATTCTTTATGCTTAAAGGATGTATTAATAATGAAAACCCTTCTGGATTATTCAATGAATTTTTAGTACAAGACTTGTATGAACATAGAAAAGTTATGGAGGCTTTAGGATCTAAAATGAGGGTAGAAGATTCAAACGATCAACTTTCAGGACTTGGATTTGCAACAGATAAAAGAGCCGAAGTTATTGTTAAAGTAATCGGTAATGTTGAAAGAATTTTAAAGGTTAAGTTTTAATGGATAATGGATATAACACTATAGAAAATACAAGCAGAGTTTATTTTAATGGGAGCAAATGGAGTAGTAATAATTGTGGTGATTTTGTAATAGTAGGTAAAACAGATAGACATACGATAGATAAAAGAGGTTATAAAGAATATAAACATTATTTATGTAAGTTTACAGATGGAACTATTGTTGAGGCAAAAACATCTGAGATAAAAAATGGGAAAGTTAGAAATCCAAATACTCCTTCTATATGTGGACGAGGATATTTAGGTATTGGCAAGTGGAAATTTTATGTGCATCAGAAAGCGACAAAAGAATATCGAGTATTTCATGGAATTTTAAATAGATGTTACAACCCTAATGTTCCAGAATATGCAGAATATGGTGGAGAAGGTGTAACATTAGATTCAAAGCTATTTAATTTTCAAGAATTTTGTCAAATGCTAACACGATTACCTAATTATGAAAAATGGAAAAATGATACATCTGGATATTGGGAAATTGATAAAGATATTTTATGTGATAAATATAATATATCGCCTAAAATATATTCAGAAAAAACTTGTCATTTTATTCCGCATTATGAAAATATGGCAGAACGTAATAAAAGAATAAGTATTACAGGAAAAACATATTTAGGGATTAGTCCAGAAGGAAAAGAATATGTATTCACTAATA